ACTGCTTATACAAACTACGTAATGCATCGACAAAATGATGGATTTAGTATTTTTAGAGATGTTATTCATGACGGACTTTTAGCAAGAAATGGAATTGTTAAAATATATTGGGATAGATCTGTAGAAGAAACTGAAGAAAAATTTGATGATTTAACATCTGATCAAATGGACATGGTTTTAGCTCAGGAAAATTACCAATTAAAAGAAATATCAGATGAAGATGAAACTGGTTTATTTTCAGGTATTTTTATTAGATCTGCAGACAAAAGCCAAGTCCGTATTGAAAATGTACCACCAGAGGAATTTTTAATAAATCCTATGGCAAAAAATGTACATGATGGATTTATAGCTCATAGAACAATCTTAACTAAATCTGCTTTAATTCAGATGGGTTTTGATGCAGCACTAGTAGAAAATTTAGCAGGTGATGAAGATCCTTTAGGTGAAACTTTTAATGAAAAGTATTATCGAAAAGAACAAGTAGGACCAATGCGTGTCAAACTTAATGAGAATAATAAACAAGCTCAATTAAAAGAAATTATTTGTTATGAATCATACGTTAATGCTGATATGGAAGGTGATGGTGTTGCACGATTATATAAAGTGTTAACAGCAGGAAATACATTATTAGATTATGAAGAAGTAGATCAAAGACCATTTTTAGTATTCACTCCGATACCTGTATCTCACAGTTTTCATGGTGAGAACTTTGCATATAAAATGATGCCAATACAAAATGCTAGAACAGTCCTATGTAGGTCTATTTTAGATCATGCATCAGTAACAACAAATCCTAGATACTTAGTGACTAAAGGTGCTCTATTAAACCCTAGAGAGCTATTAGATAATAGACTTGGAGGCATAGTAAATGTATCACGTCCTGATGGAGTGGTTCCACTTATTCAAAATCAACTTAATCCGTTTATATTCCAAACTATGCAGATGCTTGAAGAGGATATGGAAAACACTAGTGGGGTATCAAAATTATCTCAAGGACTTAATAAAGACGCTGTAAGTAAACAAAACTCTGCAGCAATGGTTGAGAACTTAGTAACACTATCTCAACAACGAAGTAAAATTATAGCTAGAAATTTTGCTAATAATTTTCTTAAACCATTATTTTTAGAAGTATATCGATTATGTATCGAAAATGAAACTGATCAAAAAATTGTAGAAGTTGCAGGAAACTATATCAATATAGATCCAATTGATTGGTCTGAAAGAAAAGATGTAGAAGTTAAATTTAAGTTAGGATATGGAGAAGCTGACCGAGAGTCGCAGAAGTTTACACAACTTCATGCAATGTTATCTCAAGATCCTGGCATACAACCATTTTATGCTTCTCAAAATAAATATGCGATGGTTAGGCAAGCACTATTAAATGCAGGAATAAAAGATGTTGATACTTATTTAACACCACCTGAGAAAGTGCCACCTCCTCAACCTGATCCAGTTCAACAAATGCAAATGCAAATCGAACAAAAGAAAATTGAACTTGAAGAACGAAAAGTCGCACTACAAGAGCAGCAAGCACAAGTTAAATCACAAACAGATATGGCTAACTTAGAACTTGCTAAACAGAAATTCAATTTAGATGAAAGAGTAGCTTTCAGTGAAGAGGAAAGAAAAGACTTTGACTCTGAGAAGAAGGCAGAAATAGCTGAAGAAGAAATGAAGCTATTAAAGACTTCATCTAAAGAAAATAGGACTGCAATTGTTAGTCCTAACAGTTAAGGAGAGTTTATGACTGAACAAGAAATAATTGATCAAGGAAACCGAGCAGAAAATTTGTTAAAAGACGAAAATTTTAATAAAATCTATAAAGCATTACTCGATCAATATGTAGGTGCATTTTTTAATTCTAATCCTAATGAGGCAGAAGAAAGAAATTCATCTTACTACCAAGCGCGAGGATTACAAGAAATTGTAAATACTCTTAACCAACAAGTACAGTTAGGCAAACAATCAGCCGAAGCTAATAGGAGTAATTAATGTCAGAGACTACAACAAGCGTCACTGAAGAAAATGGGAATCAATTTACAATTGAATCCTCAACCAATGCTTTTTTAAATAAGTGGGACGACGCTCAAAAGCCATCAGAAACTAATGAAGAAAAAAGCGAACCAGAAGCTACAGAAAACAGCGAAGAAGTAGAAGAGGTTGAACAGACTGAAGAAGTTGAAGTAGAGGAACAAGAAACTGACCTTGAAGAAGTAGAAGAAACTGAAGTAATAGAAGAACAAGAAATCAGTGATGATGATCTTGTTACTAATATTAAAGTAGGTGACGACACTCATCAAGTATCAGTCAAAGAACTCAAAAGACTTTACGGTCAAGAAAAATCGCTGACACAAAAATCACAACAAATAGCAGAAACGAGAAAGAAACTTGAGGACGAGGTTGATAAAACTGCGGTCGCGTTTAACACAATGCTTAAAAGAGCAGAAGAGCGATTTAAACCCTACGCAGAAATTGATATGCTCGTTGCGTCTAAGAATATGGACACTGACCAGTTTGCTCAATTACGAAAAGAAGCTGGAGAAGCCTATAATGAATTCACATACCTCAAGCAAGAATCTGACAAATTCGTTAAACAAGTCCAAGATGCACGCACGGAAGAAGTCAAACAGCGTGTTACCGAAGCAAGAAAAGAACTCAAGAATGATGTCCAAGATTGGAACGAAACCCTTGAGCGCCAAATCCGAGATTACGCGATCAAAGCTGGAGTGCCTAAATCGCAAGTTGATGATCTCGTGGAACCTTCTGCTTTCAAAATCTTGTTAAAAGCGATGCGATATGATGAAGGGAAAAAAGTAGTAGTGAAAAAGAAAACACAAGCTCCTAAACGAGTTTTGAAACCTGGTGTTTCTAAAACATCTTCTTCAGTAAAGCGTCAACAACAAGAGTCTATGAAGCAACTTGCCTCAACAGGATCTATTGACGATGCAACAAATGCCTTTCTTTCAAAGTGGTCTGCATAATTAATCCTGAAGGAGGATAATTTATGGCTACGTATCTTACGTACTCACAGGTTGGTCTTAAGGAAGATGTGTCCGATATAATTTCGAACATCTCACCTACGGACACGCCTTTCCTATCTACGATAGGTAAAGAAAGTGTGCACAATACACTGTTTCAATGGCAAGAAGATTCGCTTGCTTCAGCTGCAGAAAATGCAAAAGTTGAAGGCGCAGATGCTGTTGATGAAACTTTAACACCGACTGTTATGCGTGGTAACTACACACAGATCCAGTCACATACTATTAAGATCTCTGCAACTAACGACGCAGTTGATGCTTACGGAAGAGCCAAAGAAACGGCTTATCAAATGTCTAAGAAAGCAGCAGAATTTAAGAGAGACATTGAATTTAACTTGGTTGCTTCAAGAACTAACATTGATAACCATGCTTCTGCTGGTACTTCTAGTGCAGCTAGAATTACAGCCAATATTCACGGCTATGATTCTAATGGTAATAATGCCGCTAACTACTTAATCAATGCAGCAGTTAGAACTGATGTTGGTACTTCAAGTTCTGCAGCAGCACTTTCTGAAGCTAAAATTCTTGATGCAGGTAGTACTCTTTACACTACAGGTGGATCAGCTTCGATCTTAATGATTAAGCCTACCGATTCAACTGTTATTGCAGGATTTACTAGATCTGCAGTAGGTGGTGGTAACGCTAGACAAGAACACTTTACTAATGGTGGTAAAACTCTTGTTAACGTTGTTGACGTTTATATTTCTCCATACGGAGAACAAAAAGTAGTAATGAATAGGCATTTGCTTACTTCAACTGCTCTTTTGTATGATCCTTCAAATTGGAAGATCATGGAACTACGTCCAATGACACGTGAGTTACTTGCTAAGACTGGTGACGCTGATAAGCACATGCTTATTACCGAATATGGATTGAAGCACACTAACTATAAAGCATCAGCTTTACTTCGATACATATCTTAAATGATTAGATGTGCATGGGTATTTTGCTCTCCTTTACCCATGCACACTTTAAGGAGACAATATGAAAGATAATAAAAAATTTAGCAGTACAGAAATGGGTGTAGAGCAAGACACTGATGGTCTGTACAGATATTTAAAACAAGACATTCCTAGCGATTTTATGGATCAGCTTAAAGAGGAAAAGAATGTTAAAGGTTTTACGAAATCAGGTGAAATGATGAAGTTAGCTTCAATACCTGTTGTAATCGTAGAGCAAATGAAAAAAGAAGGTTTAGATGTTTACCAAGCATCAGCAACCGAAATAGTTAAATGGTTAAGAAATAATGACATGGATCATTTTATTTTAGGATCTCATAATAGGATATAAATATGGCTACTTACTTAGAGCTTCAGACAGATGTAATAAATCTAATTAATAGATCTGATTGTACAACTGCATTAGCAAAAACTTTTTTGCAACAAGCTCAACGTAAAATCCAAAGAAATTTAAGAATACAGTCAATGGAAAAATCTTATCAAATTACTGCAGGAACTTCAGGTTCTTCAATTTATGATGCAACTAATGGTAAAATTGTGATACCTGGTGATTTCTTAGAATTAGTTTATATTTATACCGATAATGATTTACTTCAAAGAGTTCCTTTAAATAGATTTATAGAACTTAATACAAGTGCTACTTCTACTCGTCCTAAATACTGGACTAGAATAGCTAACCATTTCCATTTAAAACCTATTCCATCTACAGGTACAATAATTACAGTTGCTTATCACAGTGAAGATACCGTTTTATCTGCAGATTCAGATACAAACATATTAAGTGCTATAGCACAAGATTTGTTAGTGTATGGAGCATTAACTTATGCTGCAGTATATTTTAATGATCAAAGACAGCAACTATTTGAAGCCAAGTATCAACAGATTTATGATGATGTTGAAAACTTAATCATGACAAGTGATCAAGTTGGTGCTGATGGTGCTATTCAACCAAACATGTATTTCGAAAAAGATTTATTAAATTAAGGATATATTATGAGTACTTCGTTGTTCCAAGTTACTGGTCCAACTAATGACGCCGTATCAAGTTTCCAAGCTACATTAACAACATTAGTAACAAACTACAGTAATGCTTTAACAACTGTAGAAGGTCATGTTGCAACAGCGGAGACACATAAAAATGCAGCACAAACAGCAAAAACAGCAGCCGAAACTGCCAAAACAGCTGCAGAAACTGCCAAAACAAATGCAGAAACTGCTGAGACAAATGCAGAAACAGCAGAAACAAATTCATCAAGTAGTGCAACATCTTCTGCAAATAGTGCAACAGCTTCTGCAAACAGTGCAACAGCTTCTGCTAGTTCGGCCAATACTGCAAGTAGTCATGCAACTACGGCAACTACTAAAGCATCTGAAGCATCTAGTAGTGCAAGCAATGCTTCAACTTCAGAAAGCAATGCTTCTACTTCGGCAACAAGTGCATCTACAAGTGCCAGTTCTGCAACTACAAGTGCTTCGACAGCAACCACTAAAGCGTCTGAAGCCTCAACAAGTGCATCAACAGCTACAACAAAAGCAAGCGAAGCAGCTACTAGTGAAACAAATGCATCTACTAGCGCATCTACGGCAAATACAAAAGCATCTGAAGCATCTACTAGTGAAACCAATGCATCTAATAGTGAAACAGCAGCTAGTACAAGTGCAACTTCAGCTTCTACATCGGCTTCTACTGCAACTACCAAAGCAAGTGAAGCATCAACATCAGCAACTAATGCAGCTAACTCAGCTACTGCAGCTGCAGCTAGTGCAACATCAGCATCTAATACTGCTGCTTCTATAGGCAACTTAGATAGCTTAAGTGATGTTACAATTACCTCTGTAGCTGACAACGAAATAGTTGCTTATGATAATTCGTCATCAAAATTTATTAATCAAACAGCAGCTGAAGCAGGTTTAGCTACAACAGCTTATACTGATACAGCTATTAGTAATCTTGTAGATAGTTCACCTGCAGCTCTAAATACACTTAATGAATTAGCAGCAGCTCTTGGTGATGATGCTAACTTCTCAACTACAGTTACAAACTCAATAGCTACAAAAGCACCATTAGCATCTCCAACTTTAACCGGAACTCCAGTTGCTCCAACTGCAAGTGGTGGAACTAATACAACTCAAATAGCTACAACTGCTTTTGTAACTTCAGCAACAAGCAATAAAGCAACAAAAGGCTTTGCTACGGCTATGGCTATAGCACTTTAAGGACAATATATGGCACAAGATTTTGAACGTACAATAACTAAAGACATATCAGCTACTCTGACAGATATAAGAGCAACATCAAACTCTGATGATGCGATTGTTGGTTTACGACTAGCTAATACGTCAGCTTCTACGATTGTAGCTGATGTAGTAATAACTCAAAATGATAATACAGTTCTTGGTTACATAATTAAAAATGCACCAATCCCAAGCGGTTCGTCATTAGAACTTATAGATGGTGGTGCAAAGATAATTCTTCAATCAGGAGATAAGTTAAGAGCAAAATCAGATGCATCAACTTCTATGGACGTTGTTGTGTCAGC